AAAGTTTTAGATTTTGATAAAGACTCTGATGAGTTTGCACAGTTTGCTGTTGCATTTCCTAAATCATGGAATGCAGGAACAGTAACTTTTCAAGCTTTCTTTACAGCAACAACAACAAATACAGGAACTACTGCATGGGGATTATCTGCAGTAGCGTTAGCTGACAGTGGAGATTTAAACACAGCTTTTGGAACACAAGTTGTTGCAACTGCAAAAGCACACAGTGGGACATCAAACGACTTAGACGTTGCAGCAGAAAGTGGAGCAGTTACAATAGCAGGATCACCAGGTGCTAATGAATATACTTTTTTCCAAATATCAAGAGATGTTTCTGCAGACGATTTAACAGCAGACGCAAGATTACTTGGAATTAAATTATTCTATACTACTAGTGCTGCTAACGACGCATAATAGGAGACAAAGTAATTATATTATGGCTCATTTCGCTAAATTAGATGAAAACAATGTTGTGATTGCAGTTAATGTAGTTTCTAATTCTGACGCACCAACTGAAGCTGATGGAATTTCATTTTTAACTAATAATACTGGATATAGTAATTGGAAGCAAACTTCATATAATACACATGAAGGAAAACATTATGCTTCTGATGGAACCTTATCTAGTGACCAATCGAAAGCTTTTAGAGCAAACTATGCTGGAATAGGTAGTATATGGGATACAACAAATAATATATTTATTCATCCACAACCTTATTCAAGTTGGACTTTAAATACTACTACTGGCATGTGGGAACCCCCAGTAGCACATCCTGAAGATTCTCTTGAATATACTTGGAATGAAAGTAATCAACAATGGGAGGCAGTGTAAAAAATGAGTTTTGGATATTTTAGTCTTGGTTTTGGAGCTGGCGGTGGAGCCACACCAAGAATTGTAGCAACAGGTGGAAGTGTAACAGAAGATGGAGATTATAAAATTCATACATTTACAAGTAACGGAAATTTTGAAGTAACTGAAGCTCCTGCAGGTGAAACTGTAGATTGGATGGTTGTAGCTGGAGGAGGCGGAGCAGGATGTCGTATTGGAGGAGCCGGAGGAGCAGGTGGAATGAGATTTTCTTTTCCTAATGACGATGGTTCAGGTGAACCCGTTAGTGCTCAAACTTATCCTATTGTTATTGGAGGAGGTGGATCATCTTCTATGGGTAACAACAACGTAGCAGGTCAAGCAGGTCAAAATTCTTCTGGATTAGGTTTTACATCGTCAGGCGGTGGTGGAGGTGGTTCCGGTTTTGGAGGCGCTAGATCAAGTTCAAACGGTGGTTCAGGAGCCGGTGGCTCTGGACAAAATAGTGGTACATCAGGTAACTCTGGCGGGTTTAGTCCTCCAGAAGGAAATGCAGGTACTCCAGGTCAATCAGAAAACTCAAGCGGTGGCGGAGGTGGAGCTCAATCAGCAGCATCCCCAGCTCCAGGTGCTACAGGTGGAGCAGGTAGTCCAATATCAATTAGCGGTTCTGCTCAAACTTTTGCTGGTGGTGGTGGCGGAGCAGGTCGTCCGGACCAAGGAAACCCTCCAGGTGGAAATGGTGGAGCAGGTGGCGGAGGATCAGGAACAAACAGTCCAAATCGTCCAGGTGCTCAAACTGGTACAAGTGGACAATCTAACACCGGTGGCGGTGGAGGCGGTGGAGGATTTACACCTCACGTTTCAATCTCTGGTGGTTCTGGTGGTTCTGGTATCGTAATGATTAGATATAGATTTCAATAATATTGACAATTTTTTTATAATAGTTATATTAATACTGTTATGCAATCGAAAGAAATAGTATTAACTCAACAAAAAATTATAGCAGGGAATATTCGTTCTGAGTATTCTAAAATAGATAGTGATTCAATAAGTAAAAGTCTTAGAAACGATTTTAAAAATACAGTGTTTGATCATTCAAATAAATTTTATGATATTAATTTAACTTATCATGGACAACATTCTTGGATATATAATTTAATTCAAGAACAAGTTTACGCTTATCATAATATAAATTATGTTAATTTAAAAAATTGGGCAAATATTGAAACATTTAACCAATCTTCTATTTCAAGAAATAATCTATTTCTTGAAAATGTTCACGATCAACCTTGGTATACTTTAATATATATATTAAAAGCAGGACAAAATTCAGGAGAACTAATTATAAAATATCAAAAACCAACACAAAGATATTTTTATGATTTCTTACACGTGCAAGAAGGAAATTTTTATTTATTCAATTCAAATATAGATTATCATTTTTCTAAAAATCTAGACAAAACAGATAGAGAATACATTACTTGGACTAACCTAGTACAATAATGATTTTAAAATATTTATTTTGGTATTACGACAAAGTAATTCCTCATACAATTTGTGATCAGTTAATTAAAAAATATACATCTTTTAAAGATAAAAAAGGAACTGTAAAAGGACCTGACAGTAAAGTTAGAAATTCAAATGTTGTTTTTTCAAATGATGCTGAACTTTATGACATGATACATCCTTTCGTAGATCAAGCAAATTTAAATGCAGGTTGGAATTTTGACATAGACCATACAGAGTCTGTTCAATTTACAAAATATAAATTAAAACAACACTACAACTGGCACCAAGATGGTTTTTCAGAACCTTATCCTATGGACCATCCTTATGAAAACTATAGAGGTAAGTATAGAAAATTAAGTACTGTAATTTCTTTATCTGATGGTTCAAAATATAAAGGTGGAGACTTTCAAGTAGACCTAAGAGATAAAAATGCTAAAGGCGAAAAAGAAATTAAAGATGTTAGTAATGTAATTACCATTAAAGAAATGAGACAGAGAGGAAGCGTATTAGTAATGCCTTCTTTTATATGGCATAAAGTAACGCCTGTTACAAAGGGAACAAGATATAGTTTAGTTTCTTGGACTTTAGGTAAGCCTTGGAAATAACATGACAGAGTTTGATAAAAAAGGATATATGATAATAAAAAAAGCAGTGACTAAACCTACTGCAAGGTTTTTATATAACTATTTAATTTTAAGAAGAGAAGTACAGAGGTTTTTAAAATTTAATAAATACCCTCATGCTCATTTTGAAGTTTATGGAGGTTTTGAAGGCAAGGGAGATATGGTCCCTGACACGTACGCTATATATGCAGACATGGCTATGGAAACATTATTATTGGCTACTCAACCTATTGTAGAAAAAAAATTAAAAGTTAAAGTTTATCCAAACTACACTTATGCTAGACTTTATAAAACTGGAGACATATTAAAAAGACATACAGATAGGTTTAGTTGTGAGTTGTCTACAACTATTTTTTTAGGAGGAAATGAATGGCCTATTTTTCTTTCTAAGTCTAATAAAAAAAATACTAAAGGAGTAAAGATTAATTTAAGTCAAGGAGACATGTTAATTTATAAAGGTTCTGAAAGAGAACATTGGAGAGATAAATTTAAAGGAGTTCAATGTGCTCAAGTTTTTTTACACTACACTAATGTTAAAACAAAAGGAGCTGAAGAAAATAAATATGATACAAGACCTTATGTCGGAATCCCAGAATCATTCAAAAAACTTAAATAATCTTTTTAAAAAAAATTTAGATGATATTGAGTATCCTTCACAAAAACAAAAAAATGAATTGTGGAATATATCGGGTATTCTTAAAAATAGATTAAATCAAAAATTAAAATTTGATACTAGACCTATTGAAAAAGAAGGATTTAAAATTGGAAGTTTTAAAAGCAAAGCAGATAAAATTGTATTTTATTTAAATAAAAAATGGATTATAATAGATGTACAAGAGTTACACGATTATATAAAAAAGAATAACATGAAAGATATTAATATAGAAGAATTGATAAATAATTTGGAATGGAACATAACTTTATGATTGTAATAGATCATCACATTGAAGATGAATGTTTAACAGATTATTTTTTTATTGAAGGAGTAATAGATATTAACTCTGAATACTTTATTGAAAAAATAAAACGAGGATTTCAAGAAGATAACAACATGGCTTTTAAAACTAATATTAGAGATCTAATGACCTCATATAATTACTTTAATAATGATGATGAGTTTTCTAAAATTTTAAAGAATTTTATAAAATACATTGATGAAAGAATAAAATTAAATACATACACCCTTCAAGATTCATGGGGTTATTGTGTTAGAACAGGTAATAAAACTCAAGTGCATACTCATAAACCTTCTATTTGGTCAGGTGTTCTTTATTTAAATGATCACTCACAATTATTAAATTTTCCAGATATTAAAAGAAAAGTAAAACCAGAAAAAGGTAAGTTTGCTTTGTTCTCTTCTTTTTTAAATCATGGTTGTAAAAAACATAAATCAAAAGAAACAAAATGGGGAATAAGTTTTAATCTATCTAGTACTTTTATGGGAGCTGATGTTGGAAAAAAAGACTGAAGTACTGGGTATACCTTTTTATAGATTTTATTATACCAAATCAAAAATAGATAAAATTAAAAAGATTATTGAGTCACAACCTTTTACAAAAAATCCTAAAAACTATATTTGGGCATATACAAAAGATGAAGGTATGCAAAAAATGTTACATGATTTACCAGAGCTAAGAAGTTTTTTTGGTTGGGTACACGAGTGTTTACAAGAAGTTGCAAAAGATTTAAAATTAACAGTGCCTTTAGAAGTAAATAGTTCATGGTGTAATATGAATGGGAAAGGAGATTCTTTTCATGGACACACACATCCAAATGCTTTTGTTAGTAGTAACTACTATGTGTCAGGTTGGAAAAAAGACCACACAGTTTGGCATTTACTAAATCCTTATTTTGGTAATAATATATTTCCTTTAAGTCAAAAAGATTATTCAAACGAAGAATATGATTTAAAACATTTAGAACCAACTGAACCAGGAAAATATATTGTATTTCCTCCAAAAATATTTCACTACGCACAACCAAATACTAAAGATGAAACAAGATATACAATAGCAGCTAATGCTTTTCCAAATGGATTAATTTCTTGTGGTGGAACTAATGAGTTAAATTTAAAATTACAAAGTAAAAAATGATACCGTTACTAACGGAACCTTTTTTAAAACATTTAAAAAAGTTAAAAACTAAAGATAAAAACTATCTAGAAATAGGTTCCGGTAATTCTACAATTTATTTTTCTAAGTGCTTTAAAGCTGTTTCAAGTTTAGAACATGATAAAGAATGGTTTAAAAAAATACAAGACCAAGGCATTAAAAATATAAATATATCTATGTTTACTAAAGATAATATTGGAGACTTGTTGCATTTAGAGTTGAGTAAAAAACCTGATTTTATTATGATTGATAATCATCCTCATGTAGTATCTAGATTTGATATAGCAAACTTTGTGCATTATAATAAGAAAAACGATTGTATAATATTTTTAGATAATGGCTCTTGGAATTTAGAAGCTTTTAATTTTTTAAAACAACATTACTATTGTTTAGATTTCTTTGGTAAAAGATATGATGGTAATTTATCAGTAACCTCAATTTTTTTTACTGATACAAATAGTGAAAGCATATATGAAAATTAGTAAGAATTTTTTAAATACTCAAGATATAACAAATATACAGAATACCTTAACTTCTCCATATTTCCCTTGGTATTATAATGAGGGGGTAGTTAAAAAAAACGATGGCCAGGCCCAGTTGGTTCACACATTCTTTGATAAAGATAGAAACTATATAAATTCAGATTACTACCGTTTACTTGAGCCATTGATTAGAAAAATAAATCCTTTTGTATTATTAAGAATAAAAGCAAACCTTAGTTTAAAGACAGAAAAACCTATACAACAAGGTTTTCATGTAGATTACTCTACAGAGACTGATCTAACAACCGCATTGTTTTATGTTAATACTAATAATGGACACACTATTTTTGAAAACGGTAAAAAAGTTAAAAGTGTGGCCAACACTCTTATAGAATTTAATGGAAAAACCAGTCATACTGGTGTATCATGCACCGATATTTTGAATAGACTTGTAATAAATTTAAATTATATAAGGTAAGTATGCTACAAAAATTAGGGTTTTTACCCGGATTCAACAAACAGGTTACATCAACAGGCGCTGAGTCACAGTGGACAGGCGGTGAAAATGTGCGTTTTAGATATGGCACACCTGAAAAAATAGGTGGTTGGTCTCAATTAGGAGAGAGTAAGTTAACCGGTGCAGCTAGGGGTTTGCATCACATGGTTAACAAAGCAGGTATTAAGTTTTCTATTATCGGTACTAATAGAATTTTATATGTATATTCTGGAGGAGTATACTACGACATACACCCTTTAGTTAATCCATCAGGCACAGCTATTACTAGTGCGTTTAGCACAACTAATGGATCACCAACTGTTACTTTAACTTTCTCTTCTGCACATAGTTTTGAAACTGGTGATATTATATTGTTTGGAGACACTTCTACATTTAGTTCTATTACAGGTTCTAATTTTGTAGCAGCAGATTTTTGTGATAAAAAATTTATGGTTAATAGTGTTCCAACTACAACTACACTTACTATTACAATGGATGGTAATGAAGGAGGAGCAGGGGCAACTACATCTGGAGGTATAACTTTTTTTCAATACTATCATGTTGGACCATCTGAACAAATTGGAGTTTTTGGTTATGGTATATCTCAATGGGGTGGTAGTGTTACAAACCCACAAACAACAACTTTAAATGGAGCATTAAATGCTGACTCTGCTGGAACTGGTGGATCAGGAACTACAATTAATGTAGCAAGCACAACAGGATTTCCATCTAGTGGAACAAATTTTATACAAGTAGATAATGAAGAAATATCTTACACAGGAATTACAGCTACTAGTTTTACAGGAATTACAAGAAATGTTAGAGGAACGACTAATGCTTCACACTCTAATGGAGCGACCGTTACTAATCACAGTGGTTTTTCGGGATGGGGTCAAGCATCAACGTCTACAGATAAAGTTGGAGAGCCTGGTATGTGGGCTTTAGATAATTTAGGTAGCACATTAATTGCGTTAATATTTAATGGAGAATGTTTTCAATGGGATTCAGAAAACTCTAATGCAGTAAATATAAGAGCAACTATTATATCAGGTGCACCAACAGCATCTCGTGACATGTTAGTATCTACACCCGATCGTCACTTAGTTTTTTTTGGAACAGAAACAACAATAGGTTTAAAAAATACTCAAGATGAAATGTTTATTAGGTTTTCTTCTCAAGAAAACATAAATGATTATACACCTACAGCAACCAATAGTGCTGGTACACAAAGACTGGCCGACGGATCACGGATCATGGGAGTTGAACTTGGTAGAAACGCTATGTATGTTTGGACGGACACTGCTTTATTTACTATGAGATTTGTTGGAACTCCATTTACATTTGCTTTTGAACAAGTTGGTACTAACTGTGGATTGATAGGTATGAATGCAGCCGTTGAAGTTGATGGTGCTGCGTATTGGATGTCTGAAAATGGTTTCTTTAGATACACCGGTAAACTAGAATCCATGGATTGTTTAGTTGAAGATTATGTTTATGACAGTTTAAACACAACATCTAATCAAATGGTCTATGCAGGAATTAATAATTTATTTGGTGAGGTCACGTGGTTTTATCCGGAAGCTAATTCTAATGTAAACACTCAATCAGTTACATATAGTTATTTAGATTCTACAGCTAAACGACCTATATGGTTTGTTAATGCAAGTCCTTTGTTTATTAGATCAACATGGCAAGATTCTGCTACTTTTGGATTGCCTCATGCAACTCAATACGATGCAGGCACAGATAGTTCTTTTGATGTATTTGGTAACACTGAAGGAATTTCATATTACTATGAACATGAAACAGGGGTAAACCAAGTTAGACTTGGAGTGACCACAGCTATACCAGCTAATATTACTTCTGGTGATTATGATATTACACAAAAAGTTGTAAGAGGAGCTGCAACTAATTTAGGCGATCTTAGAGGTGATGGAGAAAACATAATGAGAGTTAGTAGAATTATACCAGATTTTATATCACAACAAGGAAGCGCTATCATACAATTAGATTTAAGAAATTATCCAAACGATACTGCTGCTAGCTCATCACTTGGTCCATTTACAGTAACAGATTCTACAAGCAAAGTAGATACACGTGCTAGAGGTAGGGCTATAGCACTTACAATATCTAATACAGCAGTAGATACTAGTTGGAAATTAGGTACTTTCAGGTTAGATATACAAACCGGAGGAAGAAGATAATGTCAATTACAAGATTACAACAAGCTAGACAGATGTACGCAATGGGCCAAAGAGTAGGAAGAATTGCTTTTGGTGGTGGTGGTAGTTATAGTTCTAAAAGTAGTGGTTATCAAGGTGGTAGTGGAGCACCTGGTAGTGCTGAAAGCAAGGGTAGTAGTAAAAGTACAAGCACAGGCGGAAGCACAGGTAATCTTGGTGGAGGTGGAGGCGGACAAAATTCTGAATATAGAAAATATAAAGCACCTACCAAACCAACTTACACGGCTGAAACCATAGATTTTAAACCTGTTACAGGTGCTGATTATCAAAAGAGCAAAAATGAATTTATAAATAATTTAAATGCAAATAATTTATTTCAATCACAAATAACAAACACTCCTTTTGTACCCTATCAAGGTGGAGCAAAGACAACGGATTATTATAACTCTAACCCTTTAAAAAAATTATTTAAAATGGCAGCGGGTATAGCTATACCGGGAGCTGGATTTTTAATGAATTATGGTGGTAAATTTAAAGATGGAATTATGAGTTTAAATAACCGAATACAAAATTCTGATTTTGGAAGATCTAAAAATTTAATGGATTATTTAGACATGAAAAAATATGGTGGATATGATGAAAGAGAAATGACAAGAAGAATTAATATGGATGAAGCCAAACTTCTTCAAGATAGAATAGATGAAGGTGAATTTGACGGTTTTGAAAGACCAACTCAAACTTTTAGTTTTGACAATTCAGCAATGAAACCAAGTGATTTAAATAATCTAGAATCATTAGTAGCAGCATCACAAGCGCCACAAGGACTAATGAAACCAGGAGGTTTTTATCCTGAAAATTATGGGACAGAATCTTTTATGCCTGTTTCACCACCATATAATCCTGTTGGAGTACAAACAATAGCTAATAATGAAAACTTTCCTTTAAGAGATGATTTTTTAGTAAACATTCAAAATAATCAAGACATAACAACTCTTCCGGCAGCATACGAAGAAATTAACAAAATGCCTATTAATATAGATGATCCTTTTTCTGAATTTAAAAATCAACAAAAATTTCAAAAAGAAAATTTAAACAATCCAAATTATTATAAAGTAATTAATGATTATACTGGATCTAAGTTTAGATTATAGATTACGATATGGCAAAGATAGTACAAACATTAACTAGAGCAAGCTCAGAGTATGAAGAAGACGTAGCACAGTCTT